GCTGGAGCTGGTGCATTAGTTAAACAATTTAGAAACGATGACCCTAGCACATATTTAACTAACGATAGTCAGATGGAAGGAATGATAATTTCTGATGTTGAAGATAAAGGTAAAGAAGTTGATGATAATATTTTATTAGACAATCAATTTAAATTAGAATTAGCTGGAGCAGCAGGATTGACTGCACCAATTGCAAAAGGTGTTTATCAAAGATCGAGATATAGCACACCACCATTATTAGAGTCTCCATTAGAATTTGACCAAGAATTAAAAACATTAAAAAGAACAATTAGACAAATAACTCATCCAAAAGGTAAAAAAGCAAAAAGAATTTCAGAAGCAGGACGAGAGGTGCTTAGAAATTCTAGAATTAGAATTAACCAAATAAATGAAACAATGTCAGCTGCTAAAGCTGGCAAAGAAGGAAGCGGAATATTTCGGTCTGCATTTGGTTTAGAAAAAGGTGTACTTGGAAAAGGTTTATGGGCATTAGGTGCACCTGCAATAGCTGTGCCATCTACTCTTGGTTATATAGCCCAAGATATTAGAGAAGGTAAAGATGCAAGTGAGATTGCAACTAACCCATTAAATTATTTGGGAGCAGCGTTTATGAATCCTTCGGTTAAAGCTTTAGCAAAAGCTGGAGCGTCAAGAGGACTACTTGGTATTGCATCTTTAGGTTTAGCAGGAACAGCAGCAGGCGCTGTTGCATTACCTGCAATATCAATTGGTGCAGGACTAGCAACACTTGGAACATTAGGTTACCAAGGTTACAAATTATTTACTGGTAAAGATAGATCAGATGAGGATTTTTTTAGGTAATGAAAAATAAAACACTTGTGATAAATATGCAACACGTTAAATGGAAGGAAATCCCTCCTTTAAAAGGACCTGACTCACAGGGGTTGAATGTTCCCATAAAACAAGTTACAACAATCAAGAACTCGGAGAATAAAAATGGCAGATATAGACAAAGCCCTACCAAACGTAGAGACTGAAATTAAAGTACCAGGAGACGAAGAAGTTTTAGAGATGGAAAAAGAAACCATCGAAGAACAAGTTGGTCCTGATGATGTAAAAGTAACTCAAGAAGAAGATGGTGGAGCAACAATTAATTTTGATCCTGAAGCAGTTAATCAACCAGGAACAGATGGACATTTTGATAATTTAGCAGAACTATTACCAGAAGAAGTTTTAGGTAAATTAGGTTCTGAACTTGCAGCAAATTACATGCAATATAAATCTTCTAGAAAAGCATGGGAAGATAGTTATACAAAAGGATTAGATCTTTTAGGATTTAAATACGAAAATCCAACACAACCGTTTCAAGGAGCAAGTGGTGCAACCCACCCTGTGCTTGCTGAAGCAGTTACACAATTTCAAGCACAAGCTTACAAAGAATTACTACCGGCTACAGGTCCAGTACATACACAAATAATTGGACTTGCAGATAGAGCTAGAGAAGAGCAATCAAACCGAGTTAAAGAATTCATGAACTATCAGCTCATGGATGTGATGAAAGAGTACGAACCCGAGTTCGACCAAATGCTTTTTTATCTCCCTCTTGCCGGCTCTGCGTTTAAGAAAGTTTATTACGATGAACTACTTGGCAGGGCCGTCTCAAAATTTGTACCGGCTGATGATTTAGTTGTACCTTACACTGCAACCTCTTTAGAAGATGCTGAAGCTGTTGTTCATGTAATTAAAATGTCAGAAAATGAATTAAGAAAAAAACAGATTTCTGGTTTTTATCAAGATGTAGAATTAACACCAGGTTACAATGAAGAAACAGAAGTAGAGAAAAAAGAAAGAGAATTAGAAGGAATTAAAAAAACTAGAGACGAAGATATTTTTACTATTTTAGAAATTCATACCGACTTAGATTTAGAAGGTTTTGAAGACAAAGACTCAACAGGAGAAATGACAGGAATTAAACTTCCGTACATTGTAACTCTTGAAATGGGAAGCAGACAAATATTATCAATTAGAAGAAACTATCAAGCTGAAGATCCGCAAAAACTTAAAATAGATTATTTTGTACATTTTAAATTTTTACCTGGATTAGGTTTTTATGGTTTTGGTTTAATTCATATGATCGGTGGTTTATCAAGAACAGCAACCACTGCACTAAGACAACTACTAGATGCGGGTACATTAAGTAATTTACCAGCAGGATTTAAACAACGAGGAATACGAGTAAGAGATGAAGCGCAGGCAATTCAACCTGGAGAATTCAGAGATGTGGATGCACCTGGAGGAAGTATTAAGGATGCATTTATGCCGTTACCATTTAAAGAACCATCACCAACTTTATTGCAGTTGATGGGTATTGTGGTGCAGGCAGGGCAACGATTTGCCGCCATAGCTGACATGCAGGTCGGTGACGGCAACCAACAAGCAGCTGTTGGTACGACTATAGCTCTCTTAGAACGTGGTTCCAGAGTCATGTCAGCCATACATAAAAGATTGTATGTGGCGATGAAGGGTGAATTTCAATTATTAGCAGGAGTTTTTAAAACTTACATGCCTGCAGAGTATCCTTACGACGTAGTTGGAGGACAAAGAAATATAAAACAAACAGATTTTGATGACAAAGTAGATATTATACCTGTTGCAGACCCTAATATTTTTTCTCAATCACAAAGAATTAGTTTAGCACAGACAGAATTACAACTTGCAATGTCAAATCCGCAAATGCACAACTTGTATGAAGCATTTCATGCAATGTATACAGCAATTGGAGTAAAAAATATTGATAAAATACTTCCACCACCACAACAACCGCAACCAATGGACCCTGCAAGTGAAAATATTCTTGCAATGAGTGGAAAACCTTTTCAAGCTTTTAAAGGACAGGACCATCAAGCTCATATTACAACCCATTTAAACTTTATGGCGACTAATATTGCTAGAAATAGTCCTCCAGTAATGGCTGCACTAGAAAAAAACATCTTTGAACACATTTCTTTAATGGCACAAGAGCAATTAGAGGTAGAATTTAGAGAAGAAATTGCAAAATTGATGCAATTGCAACAAGCAATGCAACAAAATCCAATGATGCAGCAAGATCCACAAATTCAACAACAAATAATGTCAATGTCTATGAGTTTAGAGTCAAGAAAAGCAAAATTAATTGCAGAAATGACCGAAGAATTTAAAAATGAAGAAAATAAAATTATGGGTGAGTATAATGGCGACCCAATTGCTAAATTAAAAGCAAGAGAACTTGATTTAAGAGCTATGGACGACTCTGTTAAACGTGATCAAGCTCAAGAAAAGATTGATTTAGATAAATCTAAACAATTAATGGGTCAACAACAGTTTGACGAAAAACTTCAACAAAATGAAGACCTAGCTGAATTAAGAGCTGATACATCTCTTACAAAACAGATGATGTCGCAAGAAGCTAAAATGATGAATGACATGATGAAACAAACAGATGTTAGGATCTTGAAAGGTCCTAAAAGATAGTATAAGAAACCAATAGGAGAAAACTATGAAAAAAGAAAAAACTTTTTATACAAAAAACAATCCAAATTATGTTGGAGAAGTTGTATCTGATACACCAAAAGCAGATGCTAACAATACTCTTTCAGTTAATTCGGATGGTTTTGCACAAGAAGTTGAAGTTAAAATTCCTTTAGGTGAACCAACAGTAAACAAAGTTGGTGGCCAAAAAAGAATGTTAGCTTCTAAAAAATCTACTGTTAAGTGGTATTAGTCCATGTGGTTTTCGGCAATTAAATTAGCCGTTTCTGCTGGAAGTAAAATATACGCTAACAAGCAGAAAGCGAAAGTTGCAATGTCTGATGCTCAGTTATTGCATGCAGAGCGACAAGCCCGAGGTGAGGAAGCTTATCAAGGAAAACTGTTAGAAGCTCGTCAAGCAGATTATAAGGACGAGGTAGTTTTAGCGATTCTTACGTTGCCAATTTTGGTGCTCGCATGGGGGGTTTGGTCGGACGATCCGGCAGCTATGGAGAAAATAAAAACTTTCTTCGAGCATTTTGCGGCACTTCCAACCTGGTTCACTTCACTTTGGATACTTGTATGCGGGAGTATTTTTGGTATAAAGGGAACACAAATTTTCCGTAACGGAAAAAAATAAGGAGTAAATTATGAGAAGAGACAATGGTGTAAGACAAAAATTAATGGGTGGCGGAATGTCGACTGCAAGAAAAGACATGAGATCCGGTTACTATCCATCTGACATGGGAATGGCTGGTGGAGCTATGTACAAAAAAGGTGGTTCTGTTAAAAAAAAGAAACAAGGTTACAAAGATAGAAAAGACGAGTCTATCGCAATGAGAGTAAAGAAAAAAAGAACTAAAAAACAATTAAAAGCTTCAGCTAATGAGTCTTATGGTAAGTTTGGTTCTAAAGCTAAAAAATCTGGTAAAATAAATAAATAATGATTAAAAAATTATTACAGAAAATTTTTGGTTCTAAAATTATTTGCGCTCATGGAAACAATGTTTCTAAAAAAGTAAAATATTGTTTAGATTGTAAATTAGTAATTAACGAAAATTAATAAAGGAGAAACATGACATTAAAACCAGTACCAGCAGACAAGAAAAAATCTTTAGGAAAACTTCCCACTAAAGTAAGAAACAACATGGGTTTCATGAAAAAAGGTGGAAGAGTTAAAAAAAAGAAGGGGAAAAAATAATGGCTAAACGTGGATTATACGCAAACATTCATGCGAAGAAAAAAAGAATTGCTGCAGGTTCAGGTGAGAAGATGAGAAAACCTGGAGCTAAAGGAGCACCAACTGCTGCTAACTTTAAAAGAGCAGCTAAGACAGCTAAGAAACCTAAAAAGAAAAAGTAGGCATGAGAAAAGCAGATAACATGCCTGCAAGAAATAAAAAGAACTTCAGGTCTACAAAATCTGGAGCAGGCATGACACGAGCCGGTGTCGCTGCCTACAGAAGAAAAAATCCCGGTTCAAAACTAAAAACAGCCGTGACTGGAAAAGTAAAACCAGGATCAAAAGCTGCAAACCGACGGAAGTCGTACTGTGCAAGAAGCGCAGGCCAAATGAAACAATTTCCAAAGGCTGCAAAAGATCCTAATTCTAGATTAAGACAGGCACGTAAACGATGGAAATG